TTGACAAGCGCATCCTTATGCTTTCCACGCCCACGACGGAGGACGGGAACATCTGGAAGGCGCTCAACTCCTGTGACGTAATCTACGACTGGCACGTTCCATGTCCGAAGTGCGGGACCTTCCAGCCGCTTCGCTGGAGCAACACGGACTGCGCCGACTTCAAGGACGGGTCCTATCTGGACGAACGCGGGGAAAGAAAGCCGCTGGGATGCGTGGTGTGGTCAGGGGGCCGTGACGCCACACCGGAGCAGATCGAGGCGGCCGGATACCAGTGCGGGTCGTGCGGAGGCGTGTGGACAACCGTCGAGAAGAATAGGGCAGTCGAGAAGGGGAAGATGGTACCGAGGACCCCTGTGGATGGGTCGCCACGACGGATTGGATTTCATATCAACCGGCTCTATTCGCTTCTGGGCGACAGCGGGTCCATCCCGAGGCTCGTCAGGGCTTGGATCACATCCCAGGACGATCCAGGCAAGCGCCAAGATTTCATCAACGGGGCCCTGGCTGAGCCGTGGCGGCAGGTGGTGGTATCCACCAATGTGACTCAGGTGCTGGAAGCCAAGTGTGATCTGCCCCCCAGGACAGTGCCGGAGGATGCGGTAGCCCTCACGGCCGGCGTGGATGTCCAGAAAAACGGTTTCTGGTTCGTCGTGCGGGCGTGGGCGAGAGACATGACCCGCTGGCTCATCGACTACGGGTATCTCCCCACGTGGAGCGATGTGGAGCGGCTGTTGTTCGCCACGTCCTATCCCATCGCCGGGATGTCTGGGCACGACATGAGGATCTGGCGGGCGTGCATCGACACGGGCGGAGGCGATGCCGGAGGAGACGTGAGTCTCACGGAGACGACCTACTGGTGGCTCCGCGAGAACTCCAGAGGACGCGGATGTGTCTGCTTCGGCACCAAGGGTTCCAGCAAGCCGCTGGCGTCCACCTTTCACCTGAGCGCCGTCAAGGACCGTTCCCCGTCCGGCAAGGCCATGCCCGGCGGGCTCCGCATTGTCCTGATCGACACGGACAAGATGAAGGACGCTCACTTCTACGCGCTGGACCAAGCACGCGAGGCGCAGCGCCGTGGCGCCTACCTCCACAGCGAGGTTGGCGACGATTACGCACGGCAAATCCTGGCCGAGGAAAAGCGCACTGTCAAGCGGGGCGTTCACCAGTGGGTCCAGGTGAAAAAGGACAATCATCTGCTGGACTGTGAGGTGATGGCCCTTGCCTGCGCGCATCCCGAGTGGCCGGCCGGCGGGGGCGTGACGCTCCTCCGGGACAGAGTGGGCGTGGTTCCGTCCGGGTCGCTGGAGACACTGATGCCCAGCCGTCCGCAAAGGAAGGACGCATCAGTACCAGATGATACCGGGCCGAGGAATTGGTGGGAGAGCCGCCGGACCATGAGACCCGTGAACAGGCGGCCTGACGACTGGTTCACCTTGAGGAGGCATCGGTATGTATGACAGCCGGAGTGACCTGGAGGCGAGACTCGCCGAGGTCAGGGCGGAAATCACAAAGGCCAGGAAGCGCCAGAGGTACGGCATCGACGATTTTTCGGTCGCAAGAGCCAACCTCAAGGACCTCCTGGAGGAGGAACAGTGGATATTGGAGCAGATTGCCCGCTACGACGCCATCCAACGCGGAATCAACCGATCCTCGCGCGTCAAATTCGTAAGGGACTAGCCCATGAACATCGTCGATAAGGTGGTGGCATTCTTCAGCCCCGAACGGGCCTTCAGGCGCATGGCTCATCGGCACGCCCTTGATGCCATGGCGTCGTCTGCCCTGTCCGGTTATCGGTCGGGAGGGGCCGCCGGGCGGCTGGAGACGTGGAGGTTCCCCCAGCGGACCGACGGGATGCCGGATGCGACGAGCCTCACCAGGATGCGGCGCCGGTCCAACGAATTGTTTCGTAATTACGGGATTGCCGCCGGGATTGCAGACACCTACGCCGACAGCGTGATCGGCGGACTCGGCCTGACGCCGCAGAGCCGCATTCGAGCCGAGGATCTAGGCATTGACGAAGACAAGGCGGAAGTCTTGCGGAATCAGGCTGAGTCCGCTTGGGGTCTCTTCGCCTCCAAGGCGTGCGTGACGGGGCAGATGACATTTGCCGAGGTGCAACACTTGGCCCTCCGTCGCATCATCATCGACGGTGAGATTTTTGCTCTTCCCGTGTGGATGAGGGACGATCATCGCGTCATCAAGCGGGCCGTGCAGCTCATCGATGCCGAGCGCGTATGGGGGGAGAAGGATGGTTTCACCAACGGCATCCGGGTGGATGGGTACGGCAGGGTGACCCACTATGCCATCGAACCCGGGAATGGGACGAGCACATCTCGCCGTCGCCCGGAGCCCGTACCCTATGCCGCCGTGGACTGGGCGGGCCGTCCCAGGGTGATCCATGTGTACTTCCGGCTGCATCCCAGCCAATATCGAGGGATTCCTCTCTTTGCGCCGGTTATCAACCTGTTTCACGACATCGCCGACTACCTGGAGGCGGAACTTGTGGCGGCCCGCGTGGCTGCGTGCCTGGCGGTATTCATCACCAAGTCCGATCCTTACGCCTACGGGCTGGAAACCTCCGAGTCGGACGCCCACACCGGCGAGGAGCATATGACGTTGCGGACCGGCGAGGTGGTGCGGTTGAGGCCCGGCGAGTCCATCAATGTGGTGGATCCGAAGCGTCCTGGAGACGCCTTCGATCCGTTTGTCACCCACGTTCTCCGGATGATCGGAGCGAGCTTGGGCCTCCCCTACGAGCTGGTGGCGAAGGACTTCAGCAAGACCAATTATTCATCGGCCCGAACGGCCCTCATCGAGGCCAGGCGCCGGTTCAGCACGTGGCGATCCTTCTTCGCCTCCAAGTTCTGCCAGCCGTTCTACGAGCTGGTGCTGGAAGAGGCCTACCTGAGGGGGATGTTCGATGCCCCCGACTTCTATGAGAACAAGCACCTGTACTGTCGCACAAGCTGGATCGGGCCCGGTTGGGGATGGGTGGACCCGGTGAAGGAGGTTCAGGCGAGCGTCAAGGCCATCGAGGCGAACCTGTCCACTATCGCCGACGAAGCGGCGGTTCAGGGCCGTGATTGGGAAGACGTGATCGCCCAGCGCGCCAGGGAACGGCGTCGCGTCCGTGAACTGATGGGCTCCGGGCTCGAAGACGAGGAAGGAGGTGGAGATGGCGCATGAGCACAACTCCCGGACGGTGCGTGATGAGCCGGACTGGGGCGAGGTGGACAAGACCGCCCTCCCGCGCATTGCATTCGCCGACATGGGAGACGCCGACAAAAAGAGCACCTGGAAGTACCCTCACCATTGGGTGAAGGGAGGGACGGAGAAGGACGAGGACGGTGTGTGGGGGGACGGGGAGCTTTTCCTGCACCGTGGAGGCCTCAACGCCGCATGGGCCGCCGCCAATGGAGCCAGGAGCGGCAGGAAGGCTCCACCGGAGGTTCTGGCCCACCTGCAGGAGCACAGGAAGGCACTGGGGGCGATGGAGGCAGTCGGCGCAGATGAGATCCGGCCAGACGGGGGGCGTGGGGCGCTCCTGCTGGAGCGGTTTTCCGGTACGCCTTGGGCCATTGTCCCTGAAAAGCTGACCGACATCGCCGCTGTCGTGGACTCCCGGATCGAGCGGATCGGCTCCATCGAATGGGCCGCTGATGGGAGATTGGGATTTGCGGCGGCTGACGAATACGAGGTCCTGGAGGACGGGACGGCCATCATCCCGCTCTACGGGACGCTCATGAAGCGGGCCAACATCATCACCGATTATTCCGGCGGGACGAGCATGGAGATCTTTGCGTCCAAGGTCCGGGCGGCCGATCTGGACCCGCGGGTCACCCGGATCGTGCTGGACGTGGATTCCCCCGGCGGGACGGTGGACGGCACCCATGAGGCCATGGAGGCTGTGCGGAGGGCGGAGAAGCCCGTGATCGCCTACACCGACGGACTCATGGCGTCGGCGGCGTACTGGATCGCATCCGCAGCCGATCTCATCGCAGCGTCGCCGTCCGCCGAGGTGGGGTCGGTCGGGGTTATCGCCATGCACTACGACCGTAGTGGAGCGGACCAAAAGGCCGGGCTCAAGCGGACACCCATCTACGCGGGTCGCCACAAGGCCGTGGGAAGTGATGCTCTCCCCCTGGACGAAGACAGTCGGGCGGTTATCCAGTCCTTGGTGGACGCTCAGTATAACCTGTTCGTGTCGTCCATTGCGGCCAACAGGGCCGTGACCAAAGCATGGGCCATGGAGGAAATGGCCGACGGGCGGATCTGGATTGCGTCCGAGGCAAAGAAGCGCGGGTTCATTGATTTCGTCGGGTATCTCGACGACGTATTGACCCACATCGACGAGAACGGAATCAGCAAGAAAGGAGCCGAGATGGAATTGACCAAGGAGCTGCTTCTGGCAGAACACCCGGATCTCTACAACGAGATCTATGAGGAGGGCTGCTCCGCAGGACGAAAGGAAGCGGACGCCCTCATTAACAAGGCTCAGGAGGAAGCCTACGGGTCCGGCTACGAGGCCGGCATCAGGGAGGAACGTGAGAGGGTGACGGCCCTGTTGGACGCCGAGGCGGACAGGGAGGCCACCCTGAAGGCGATCCGAGACGGGATCTCCGTGGAGTCTGCCTTCAAGATGTTCTACGAGGCCGAGAGGCGACGCCGCGTGTCGGCCTTGAACCAGATGGCCGATGATGCCCCGGAACCTGCCGGCGCGGTGGTCTCGGACGATGCCGTCGGCGACCCGGAAGCCAAGGTCAGGAAGTACATGGGCGAGGGGATGAGCCGCACCAAGGCCCTGAAGCGGCTACGGGCCGAGCATCCGGATCTCTATGAGATCTACAGCCAGCAGGTCGGGAAGAATATCCCCCAATAATCCTCGACAACCCCAACGAACCCACCAAGAGGAGATGTGTCATGGCTTGGAATGAAGGAATCAAGGCGTTTGTGACCGCCGGTGCCGTTGCGGCCTATCGCCGCGTGACCATGGCAGCGGATGGAACCATCAACTACTCCGGCGACAACGAAGTGGGCCACGGCGTGTCGCTGAACCACTGCTCGGCGGCCGGAGATCACTGCAGCGTGAAGCTCATCAACTGTGCGGGCACCTTCGAGATCGAAGCCGCCGGGGCCATTGCCAAGGGAGCTGCCGTGTATGCGGCCCCCAGCGGCAAGGTCCAGGCTCTCCCGGCTGCG